TAACCATGACGCTGAAGGTAGCTAATCGTTTCCGGCCTCGCGTTGTCTGCCCGCGTTACATATTCTCTTGCCTTCGGCATCACATCAAAGGCGTTCGGAATCAGATCCGTCTCAAGGCCGATTTGCCAAACTTCGTACTCGATCCAAAGTCTGTTGTTATAGATCCAGCATCGAATAAGAACGGTTGGATCTTCCGCAAAGCCCCAATCGGCCCCTTGGTATGGTCCTTTCCAATCAGCTCCCGGCTCAAAGGCTTCCATCATCCACTTGTCTCCAAGAACGCGAGCTTGACTTCTTTTTCGGCACTTCCCCTCGTAGATGTGTAGATAAGCGTCAACATCTACTCGTGCGAGATAGTCTTTTTCCTTTCTCAATTCTTCTGGAAACCAAGGATTGTCTTGCCAACCGATTTCTCGGACAACCGAATTCGGAGGAGGGTTAATAATAAAACGCTTGTATGTTGGGTCGGTTTCTTCGTTCGGGTTAAAAGAGACCCAGATTTCAGAATCATCCTTGCGAATAGTTGGGATTAAAACTTGCCAAGATTCTTCGCTAACCCGCTCGGCCTCTTCAACCCAGCAAATATCGATCCCCTCAGTAGATTTGATTCTTGATGGATTGTTTTTTAGGCCATAAAAGAAAAAGTCTGAGCCGGTGCCTGGACAGACAATGGAATTTTGGGTAACACCGAAATCGCTCTCCATATTCATTAGGCTGATCTGATTCTTAAAAAGCTTATGGACGGATTCTTGAATGGAAACCTGAAACTCCCTTGCGCAGAGTACGCGAATCTTCTCTACCACCGCTTTAAGCAGCAGAGCCCTTGTAAATCCCCAAGACTTTGCTCCTCCACGCCCGCCATACGCGATTTTGTAGCGCATCGGGTAAAATAAAAATCTCAACTTCTCAGGGAACTCAACTCTGTCCACCCGGTCCAGGATTGCTCTTTGAATCGACAAATACCACCTCGTGCTTTGTTCTCACGAGAGGCTCGCCTTCGGCTCCCGTGATCTCTTGACGTTCGACCCATCCGCGATGCTTCCCTTTACATTTGAGGTGAAAGCAAATTGCGCCCAAGTTGCCTTCTTTAATCTGATCAATCAGTTTAGATTCAGTGAAGTCCAGCTTCTCTTCATTAATCGCCAAAAGTGCAGATTGGATCTTCTTGTTGGCTTTAATACGCTTATACAGGCCCTGATAGGTTATACCGAGTCCTTTAGCGGCATCCGTAACGAATCCAGCCTTAGCCTCAAGCATCTCAATTATTTTTTCCGCAGGGATTCCTTTTTTTGCCATAAACTTATTCCACTCAATTTAGGTAAACAACTGCATTCGTTAATAATTCTTTCGAGTCTTTAAATAGGCCCAGTGCCGTATTGCAGGCGTGACAGAGAATTCCTCTCACTTTTCCATTGCTGTGGCTGTGATCAATTCGATATCCATCTCTGTTCTTATTTCCTCTTGATGTGCGCAGATGATCTTTACAGATCGCACATTTTCCATCCTGTTCCGCCCACAACTCCTCAAATCTTGCGATTGATAGGCCATAGCGCCTCAACCGTCCATTTTTCCGAATCTGCTCTCGATTTCTCTGGCGATATTTCAATCCATTCTCTCGTTTGCATCCAAAGCAATAATAAACACCAGAGGGCAATGCCTTGTAGAGGCTGGGATCGTGGCCCTTCTTACAGCCACCGTTCCCTTTATTCCAGGGATGTTGGCCTAAATGGCTACGGCTTAATTTTTGCCGCTGCGTTTGTGTGAACCTCTGACCTTTTCTCATTTATTCTCCCTCCCCCCCATAACGAAAAAGCCCCTCCAACCCGCCGGCGGAAGGGCTTTCTTGTTATTCGCTATGGGGACCCCTGAGTGATCAGCTCAAGGATTTTTTATTTCAAGCTTCAGGGCGACCTCTTCAACTGACGAGGCCACAAATGCAACGCCTCCTGATTTGTTTATGCTTTCAATGAACTTCGCCTGGGCCTCGCTCGCTTTTCCTCCGGGCCTTTTAACTTCTATTGCCAAGATTCTACCGCCCGCGGGAAGGATGGCTACAATGTCAGGAACGCCCTTGACGCTCATCTGTCCCTGCCACTGATTCCAATTAAAGATACCACGCATGTCAAGATACCGACGGATCGATCTTTTGATCTCTTTCTCGGTGGGCTCGAAATGCTGTTTGAGGAGTTTGAGTTTTTCTGTCATATGAGTTCAAAAGTTCCTTGGTTTTTTGTTTTGCGATCTTCCTTTTACGCTCAAATTCTTCCGCTCTTTCGCCTTCGAGGACAGGATTTCTCAAGTCTCGCTCTATGGTGTCGAAGATTTTATTGATTCGTTCCTTCACTTCTTCCGGGACTTCTCGCTCTTGCTCCCGCTTTAATTCCAGTTGTTTGATCTCGGAAAGATGCTGCTTTGTGGATCTTTCTAAATATCTCATGTAAGCCGAATCTGGGTTTGATTTGGGATGCAGAATTTCATTAAATTCCGAGATTTTCGGAAACCAATTCTTTTCTTCGATGAGAATATCAACACATTCCTTTAACTTTGCAATCTCTACGTTTCCAAGGAACTCGTAATAAATCTCAAACAGCTCCTTGCTTACGTCCTCCCTGAATGCTGTCGCCAGTCTTGTCATCAAGAAGAGGAACTGCTTTTTTGGAATCTTCTTTTCCATCCTCCATTTCCTCCCATACCTGTTTTAGCCCGTTTAGATATTTAGGAACTTCTCTCTCTGGGGGTTCAATCCAATCTTTCCAAAAATCTTTCTTTAAAAAGCGGATTGGGTCCTTTGCGAACCCTTCCTTGACTGTTTTAGATTCAGAGTAGTTCGCTGTGGCTACCAAGAGAAAACCCATTTGTGCAGGCTCTATGTTTTTGAAGAAAAACTCTTCAGTTTCCCTTCTTCCGACCTTTTTTCCTTTTCTGGTTGGGTATTGGTTCCAGAACTTTTCAAAGTCGGCTATAGATAGTGATGGTGATGGTGATAATGATGGTGATGGTGATTGTATTAGGTTGTCAGATTGACAACCATTGGTTTCCGTTTGGATGTCACTTGGTTTCCATTGAGGGTATATACTTGATTTCTTACGGTCTTTTCTTATGTGCTGATATTTTTCCCAGTCGAAAACCTGAATAAATCGCTCGCCATCTACTTTGTACCAGGCTATCAGAACAACCCGATGGAGTTCGGCTAGTATTTTCTCGATGTCTTTGAGATTGAACCCCTCGTTCGGAACAACGTTTGCGAGGATCTTCAATGGTTCACCTGGCATCCTACCTTCATCGTCACACCACGGAAGCAACCATGTGTAAACCAAATGACAACCACGACGGAACGGTGGCTCGCCCTTGATGGCCTTCATTTTTTTGGAGTCGGAAATTCCAGTCCATAAAAGCCGATATTGTCCATCCTTCATAAAAGGACTCCCATCTTTATATTTTACTCTCCCACAGCGCCGCGTTCGCTCTGTGCGCTTTTTCGTTTTGAACGTGAATGAATCCTACCTGCCTGATCCATCTCCTCTTCGCCCCGGACAGCATCACAGCACCCCAGGCGCGAAGCGATGGCGGGTCCGAGACGATCCCCTTGGCCTCCTGCCTCACCATCTCACCAGAGAATCGATCATGGGTCCGCGCATAGAGATAGAGGAAATCCAGCGCCTTCTTCTGCCAGTCGTCATGAATTTCCTCGGCATGCTTGACCGCCCTGGCAATCCCCTTGTCCCGGAGAACTTCGCCGGAAGGTTTGGGTTTCTGAATTTCGAAGAAAGAGAGTTGGGCTGTCACGGCATCACCTCATCAAAAAACCCCTGGACCACCGGAGCACGATCCAGGGGGCCGAACGTCTTGTTCTATGTTAGCGGGCAACGGGAACGTGGCACAAGTCATTCTCGCCAATCTTTCATCTCCGGCTGAAAGACGGTCACAGCTTCCGTGTGGCCACGCCTAATCGGAAGCGACATACCCTCCCTTTTGTGTTGCCCTGTCGGGTTCACGGCATCACCTCTGACAACTTTTTTGCCATAAAAATTACAAATGAGGTTGTGGGTTTAAGATTTGGCATCCTCAACGGCGCCGATGAGTTCTTTTATTTTTTGAAGAATTTCAAGCTGCTTACCGAATTTGACGATAGGTTTTGAAATGGCCATACTCACCTGTTGACGTGACGTTTCACACATACGAGCAATATCCGAAAGCCGGATGCCACGCCTCATAAGTTCAGCCCTGATTATATTCTTTTTTTCCATAGAAAAGATTATTTACAAATTCACCCGAAATGTCAAGAGGAAAATTAAAATACTTATGGCACAGTTTTTGATCAAGGTCAAATTTCATGCCAAAGTCGAGAAATTTATTTTTTAAAAAAACCAAAATAACTGTTGACAAATTAATTATTGTTCGTTAAGATAGTTTCAAATGAAAGCAGTAATGAAACGCACCCTTCGATCCACCAGACTTACTGAAAAAACCTCGCCTAAAAACATGCACGTTAGGCGTAAGCCATGTTCCCTCCCAGGCTGTAGCCGAACCTTTATTCCGACCAGGAGAGGCCGTAGAGCGCAAAATTTCTGTTGTCCAGATCATCAGAAGAGATTCAACGCGCTCGCTCGGAAGATGGGGAGGGCAGCATTGAAAACGCAAATGGACGAACAAAGAAAGGAGAAAAAATGAAAGGAGAAGAAGCGATGGAGATATTTAAAATCGTAAGGGCCAAGGGAATGTTGCCAAAAAAGATGGATGATCTTGTTCCTCTTTCATTCATTGGCCAGACGGCGGTCACATTCTATCGACAGATGATTAAAGGATTTGATCAACTCAAAATGACTGAGGCGCAACGGAAGCGAACACTCAAGGATGGGCAAGAAGCCGGAGAGATGCTCCTGGATATTGAGGCGAGGATCGGGGAATTGTTGCCATCCGTAAAAGAATCCTTGCAAGCTGGTGGAAGAATTGGAGGAAAAATTAGACAAGGCAAGCCGTCGCCTATGAGGGTGAGGCCTGAAGGCATAACGGAGCATCGAGCAACTCACGCTCGTGCCATCGCTGCTCATCCCGAAATCGTCGAGAAGGTGAAAGCCCAGGCAAGAGAGAACGAGGATATTCCCACGAGGACGGCTGTAATCAACGAGATTCGACATCAAACGGTGAAAAGTAGATTCGAAGAAAAGATCAAAGAGAAGGATGTCTACAATTTGGAGCAGGAACTTCTTGGAATGGTCGATATAGCAGAATCCTTAAAAAGAAAGCTGATCAGGATCAGGATGAAGGTCGAGGAGTTGGACGTCAAAAATATCACGGGCCTGAATCCAATCATAACGAAATTTAAGATGAGGGATTTAATCGAAGAATTAAAGTGGCTATGGGACATTTTGGGCGAAGGTCGAAAGCAGATTAACCAAAAGGAGGCGACAAGATGAATTTGACGCAAGAAATAATTTTGGCAAAGTTTGATAAGTTGAGGTCAGCAACGCGGCTATCTTGGGAACAATTTTCAGAAATAGCCGACCTCCGCACGCCGAACGATGGAAAAAGAGCGAATCAAACACAATGGGTCGTTGATCGAAATTGTAAACTTGGTGAAATAAACGGTCTTGCTGAAACGAAAGGATATCTCTGGAGACTAAAAGTTATCCCACACATAGGAGTTGAAAAAATAGAAAACGAGAAACTGCTAAACCATACTACCGAGCTCGCATTCGAGAGAATAAAGGCCGCCCATGAAAGATGGCTTCAGAGAATGGGGGGAATTGAAGATGATTTCAAGGAAATGGGCTTCGATACGAAGCAAATTGAAAAACTAAGAATGATAGTCGAGGGTGTGGGGGAACTCTTTCTGGTCACGGTCGAAAGAAGCCGGACGCTGAAACCGCTCGGATTGCCTCATGCGGAAGAAAAATGAAAGGAGGTGATTCCGTGGAAAAAGAAATCATCAAAGAATATCTCAAATGTATGCTCACTGAGGCGCAGCTAAAGGAACAAGCCGAAAAGATGGCGGACAATCTATCCCAGATTGCGCAGTATGAGGCGGACTTGAAGAGCATCAAACGACAGATCGAGGCCGACATCGCAAAGTGTCAATCCGAACTGACCTCCGCCCACGAAAAATATCGGAGTGGGTTTCAAATGGCGAACATCGACTGCGAAGTCAGGAAGAATTTTCAAACGAACACCGTGACCGTGATCCGACTCGACACCGGAGAGATGATCCGGGAGCGAGCTCTCACGGCAGAAGAAAGACAGTTGATGCTTGAGCTGAATCAGAAAGAAGAAAATCCGGCAGTAGAGGAGACCGATGCACCCAGCGCTGCTTGATGGGCATCCCCGGGCCACCATAATCGAATCGTTCTTAGGCGAGGTCATGGTGATCCGACCTGGATTTAAAATGAGCTTCCAGAGTCTCAGGGAAGCACAGCGATTTATTTTTAAGAAAGGCTGGGAAATCAACGTCGAGATTATCAAGGGCTCGGCGATTTCAAGGAGGATAAGGAAATGAAGATAAAAGGGATCTTTGAAACAAGGGAGATTTTCATTGATGGTATTCTTCTTCGACCAGAAAAAAGTCAAAAAATTCGCAACCATTCTCCTGACGGTTTTAATTGGGGTTACGGCGGAAGCGGACCCGCACAATTGGCCCTTGCGATCATGCTTGAGGTCTACGAGAAAGCAACTGCATTAAGGAAATATCAAGAGTTCAAATGGTCGGAAGTCGCACACTGGCCGCAGGAAGATTTTGAAAAAGACATTTACTTTGACGATCCAAAGGAGACTGCCAGTGAACCTCCCAGGGCTACGTGAATCACTCAAAGAATTTAACTTAATCGGAGGTAAAGAAATGGAGAAACCAGGTGCTGTCAGAATAGAGACGTTACCAGACCCACCTTCTCCTGAACCCGGCATAAGGAGGTTGCTCTCTGAAATGCTCGAAGAATTGGAACGCAACGTCACCGTTCTGATCGACAGGAACGCCCAGCTTGAGAAGGAAAACCAGAAGCTTAGATTTGATAACCAAAGGATCCGTGAGATCCTGGGAGGATGAAATGGAAAGGCTTAACAGGACTTTTTACACGTGCTCTGTCTGTGGCAAGACATATGAAACAGAGAAAGAGGCTTTGCGCTGTGAAAAGAGACAATACGTTTTTCTGATCCGTGATGTGACGGTAGGCCATATCTTTGGGATAGCCCTTGACGAAAAGAAAGGCAGGAAAATATTGAGGGAAGCTCAGAAGTGGAACAAAGACCTCTATGACAAGAGGTATTCAATCAGACTTGAAAGATGGGAAGCGGGAGTTTACGCGGCTGAAGGGATTATGGAGTTAATCGAATACGGAGGCTGAAATGGAAGGCGAAGCGCTTGAAACTTATCTGTGGGCTTTTTGGGGAATCATACTTTTCGCTGGAGTTATGTATAAGGCCCTTGAATGGCCGATGAAGAGAAACTGGCCAGCTTGGAAGAAGCTGGCGGTTCAGCTTTCTTTCTCATGCGCTATGTCGGCCTTTTTAGGCTGGCTGATCTGGGGGTGAAAAATGATCGACATGGTTGAATTCGCAAATAGGATTATAGAAATGCTGCGGCTTCCCGAAGAGTTTAAGGACGACCATCGGCATTGGCCAGTGATAAGGCACACTACAGGAGCCCTTGAGTGTCTTGTCTGTCACAAGATGCTTGAGGAGGGAAAAAAGAAAGGAGAAGAAGGATGGAAAATGAAGTAGTAGTTAGAAAGGAAAAGAAACCTTTGACGGCCAGCGAGATTTTAGCACAGGTACGGCTCATCCAGGAAGTCATGGCCGCCGTGATGACGGAGGGGCATCATTATGGGAAAATTCCCGGAACGCCAAAACCGACGCTCTATAAACCCGGAGCGGAAAAATTGCTTTCCACTTTTCATATCGGCGTTGATCCGCGAGACGAAATCGCCGACCTTTCGAGTGATGATGAGATCCGCTACCGCGTACTCACAAAAGGATTCTCTCAGGTCACCGGGGATCTCCTGGGCGTCGGTGTCGGGGAGTGCTCCTCAAACGAAGAGAAATATAAATGGAGAAAGCCCGTTTGTGATGAAGAGTTTGAAGAGACCCTGACTGATCGCAAAAGAATTGCGTGGAAAAAGGGAGAGCAGGGTAAACCGTATCAGCAGAAGCAAATCCGAATGAATCCTATCGACGTGGCCAATACCATTTTGAAGATGGCAAAAAAGAGAGCCTTGGTTGATATGACTTTGACCGTCACTGCGGCCTCGGATATTTTCGATCAAGACCTTGAGGATCTACCTGAAGGGATGGAAATAGGACAGAATGGAAAACCTCCTTTAAAGGAACCTCAAAAGAAAAACCGAGATCAGGCCCCCATCGTGACCACTCGAATCAAGGACGTTACGACCACATCAGGCAAAAAGCAAGACGGTAGTCCTTGGATACTCTATATCGTTCTTACCGAGAACGATGAAAAATATAGTACCTTTAGCAAGAGCATGGGAGAGGCCGCCAGGAAGTTCAAGTTGAATAACACTCCCTGCACCATCACCTACGAGGCCACCGAGAAGGGTAAGAATCTGAAAGAGATCGTGGAGTACATCGAAGATGGAAACGCACAGGAGTGAGGCACTTCAGAAAGAGGCACAGGAGAAAAAATGAAAACAATAGAAGAATTTGAGAAAGCCATGACATTGGTTGAAAACAGGACATTATGGAATGAACTTCTTCTTGCTATTCTTAAACAATTTGAAGAAATTTCTTTTGACATCGGAAGGATACGATCAGAGTTAGAAACAATCAGACTTAGAAAATGAATTTCACTTTTGACGAATCAAAGCATCTATATACCCTCGATGGCCGCCGCCTCATCGGTGTAACCGAAGCCCTCTCCATCCTTGATGACCGATGGAAGGTTGACCCATTCTATTTGGAGAGGGGAAGGCTGATTCATCTTTGTACGGAATATTATGACAGAGATGAACTTGATGAGTCTACCATTGATGAAAGGATCAGGCCATATTTTGAGGCTTACAAGAAGTTTAAAGCCGAGACTGATTTCTGTCCAAATTTTATTGAGCGTATACTTTTCCATCCAAAGTATTTCTATGGAATGAAAATTGACAGAATCGGAGTCCTAAATAACAAACGGGTAATGCTGGACTTGAAATCCGGCTCTCCCGCAAAAGTAGATAAATTACAAAGCGCAGCCTATCTTGAAGGCTGTTTGGCAAATGGAATCGAGGTTAAGGCCGGATTCGATCTTTACCTCAAGGATGACGGTAATTATTCCCTGGTAGAAGTCGAGAAACCGAGAAATCTATTGCTGGTATTTCTGGCGTGTCTGACCGTGGCGAGATGGAAGGAAGGAATGATATGAACGACGCAATCAGCCAAGTTGAAGTTGTGAAACAAGAGGTTTTACCTATTCCCGAAGAGGCGAAGAGAATCATCATCAAAGATCAAACGAGTCTTGCAAGGGCCAATCTGCTTTTCCTTCAAATTAAAGTCCTTCGTAAGAAGATTGATGATACTTTCTCGCCCATCATAGCGGCTGCCCACAGGACGCATCAGGAGGCGATTACCCAAAGGAAGATGGTCGAGGAGCCTCTTATCCTTGCCGAGAAATACCTGAACGGTCAGGTCACGGAATATAAGCGGAAACAAGATCGCCTTCGCGCCGAGGAAGAGGAAAAAAATCGCCTTGAGGCCCTTCGCTTGGAAGCCGAACGACGTCAAAAAGAAGAGGATGATAGATTGGCTCAAGCTGCCATTTTGGAGGCTTCAGGAGCCAAGGAGGAAGCCGAAGCCCTTGTTTCCGAGGCCATCGAGGAGAAGGAAAAGCCTATCGAAGTATATGTGCCCCCCCCAGTGACGCCAAAGGTAGAGTTGAACGGAGCTACCGTCAAGGTTTACTGGAAGGCCGAGGTCACGGACCTCAAAGCTCTCTGTAAGGCCATTGCCGAGGGAAGGGCAGCCGTAAACCTTGTCGAGCCGAATATGACTGCGCTTAACGGGATGGCCAGGTCCCTCAAGAAAGAGATGAACGTGCCTGGGGTGAAGGCCGTCTCCACGACCAGCATGGCAGCCACTGGAAGGGGGAGGGGATGAACAAGACCCGCATTGAATATTTGACCGACACCTGGAACCCTCTGGCTATGCGTTGCACGCCCATCTCTGACGGCTGCCGGAATTGCTGGCATCTGTCCATGGCAAGGAGGTTGACCGCAAATCCTTTGCTTCCCCGGGGGGAGCAACTCGCTTACGCGGAAGATTCGGACCCGGAGAAGGGACCTCCGGTTTTGAGACAAAAGGAATTGGAGGCTCCTCTTCATCTAAAAAAGCCTGCCCGGATCGGCGTGCAGTTTATGGGGGACCTGTTTCATGAATCGGTTTCAATACCTTTTCTTTTTGACATTTTCCAAATCATAGAACGATGCCCACACCATACTTTTCTTATTCTTACTAAGCGCCCTCAGCGTGCGGAAAATTTAATTGATCAATTATTTTCGAACTTAGACCCGTGGCCTTTCAAAAATCTCTGGCTCGGCGTCTCCGTCGAGGACCAAAAAACCGCCGATGAAAGAATACCGATTCTTTTGCAGATCCCGGCGGCGCATCGATGGGTGAGCGTGGAGCCCATGTTGGGGCCGGTGGATCTAAATAGTGGGCCCGGTGGACAACTCTTAGGTGCCTGTGATTTATGCAATGGTGAAGATCCCAAATGTCCGGGCTGCCATGGTTCGGACGGATTGGAATGGGTGGTCTGCGGCGGCGAGACCGGTCCGGGTGCTCGGCCCGTTCATCCCGATTGGGTGAGGTCGTTGAGAGATCAATGCCAGGCGGCAGACGTGCCGTTCTTTTTTAAGGGATGGGGAACTCCTCGTTTTCCAAACATAGATATATCAGAGTGGGTAAGTGCTGGTTATGATCCATACGGGAAGAAACCTGGCCACCTGCTTGACGGCCGGGAATGGAGGGAACTGCCAAAATGAAAACCCTCTTCATGGAGACCACTCGAATTGAGCCCTCTCAAACGGTAGGCGAGATTCAAAAGATTCTCGGAGAATACGGTGCTTCTGCAATCAGAACAGATTACGATCACGGCGAAGTGGTCGCCGTTTCATTCACCATCAATCTAAATGGCGACCAGATTCCTTTCCGTCTTCCCTGCCGATGGGAGGCCATCAAGAAACTGAAAGGTACTCTCAACGGAAGCACCTTTGACTCCGTTTCTGGTTCTTATAAGTTGGAAAACGTTAAGGAACGAGAACGCTTTTGTACAACCCTTGTGCGACCGCCCGCAAACCGTTGATGGGCGTGGAGTCAACCGAGGTTCGAATCCTTGCCCCCCAGCCATATGAATATAGCGATTTGTGGGCAAATTTGAAGAAAATAGGGTGAAAATAACTTCGACAAAACTTGTATACTGCGGGGAGGAGGAGAAGATGATGAAAAAACTAACAGAATATGCCTGGACAATCCGAATTGGGAACTTTAAGCCAAATACTCCATATTTTCTCCGTGGGATGCTTAAAAACTCAATTGTGATCTTTGAAAAGAAGCAAGCCGCAATAGAATATAATCGAGATATCGGCGGTAAAATCGTAAGGGTGAGAATTGAAGAATTATATTGATTGAGGAAGGAATTGAAATGAGGCTAAGGGTGGCCAAGCGCGCATAAGTCTGACCCGTGACGATTGCAGCGTAAGAGCTGCCTCTTGTCCTCTTTAACAAGGAAAGGAGGAGAAAATGAAAATATTTTTTGGTGTAATTGGGTTTTTGTTGGCGATTTTAGCTTTAACATGGGTTATTCAGGGAAATGATTTTTTCATGTACAAGTTTTTTGGTCTGAGATACGAACAGACCAGAAGGCAAATTTTCGAGCAGTCAAGAGCCTTCAATCAGGGGATGATTCAGGAGCTTGAGAATATGCAATTTGAGTACGAGAAGGCTTCTCCTGAACATAGGACTGCTTTGAGGTCTATAATTCTGCATCGGGCGAGTGGGTATAACCTAAATGATCCAGACGTACCAGCAAGCCTTCGGGCTTTCATAAATCAATTAAAAAGGTAGGGATAACAATGAAAAGAATATTTGTGCTTATCTGTTTGATGGCGATGTGCCTTCTGTGTCTCGGTAACGATGGTTGCGAAAGCAGTGACACCCGTCAACGACGCCAGCAAGAAGTCCTTTTGCAAGAGGGTACTTCTCAGGTTGGAATGCCAGCTATTAAGAATTTCAGAGAAAGAAAACTCTTAAAAGATATTTTAGAATTAAGGGATCAGGATGGGCTTACAACATATACTTATCTATGGAATGAGTTTAACGGAAAGCTCGTGTATCTTGGTGAGTCAATCGGATATGGTATTCCTTACGCTACTCAATTTACCAATCCTCAAAAGATTACTTCTGGCGGTCATGTAATTTCTCAGGCCGACCCTAATGGACTATTCTCTCCGGCATCCGCAGAAGGAACATGGATATTACTAAAAAATCCGAATGGAGGAAAAGTTCTGCCAGTATATGTTGAACCAAGAGTCGTTGTGTCTCCATTCAAACTGAACACAACGCCTTAGCCCCCTTTGACCTTGCGGGGAGGAGAAGAAATGAGGCCAGATGGCAGGAATCTGTTCTAAACATCAGGGACATCAAATTGGGTGCGAATTGTGTGAGGCTGGGATGACAAAGGATAACGACCTAAAAGATGCTCAAGAAGAATGGAGTAATATGTTTCCGCTCTATAAACTTGTTACTCCTGATATATGGAAAGATGAGGGATGGCTTTGTTTCAAAAAGGGCTTTGTTAAGGGCCGTCGAACGCTGAGGGAGAAGATCAAAGCCGATCCATCAATAGGCAAACTTATGGTTGAGGGTGAATGGCCCGATTGAAATCCTATCTTGTACTGGGAACAAACCTAAAATATAAATAAAAGGGGCCATCGCTGACCCCTGAGAGTTAGGCTGTTGGAGCTGCTGCCGGGATAGCCGTCGCTTTCGTGGACCCCATAATCCCCAGTGCCTTGAGGAAACTTACAGCACCATCGACTAAGCCCGTTGTTAAGGAAGCAAAATCTTCTGGAGAAATCAGAGCGGCAAGTTTTGCTCCGGTTCCGGTCTTGTCTATCGTCGGCCATAGCTTCTGGAAGAATGCCAACGCTGCGGATTGCCTATCCGCATTGCTCGGAATAGCCGCCAGGCTTCCATCAGCCATTCCCTGTTTTACGGCAGCTTCGACCATCTGAACGCCTTGGATGATCAGCGGCCAAGCTAACGCTACAAATTGAAGGATCAATAAAGCCGTCGCCATCTGAATCACCTCCTTTCACTTAAAAAATTTGACCGAAATCTCGTGACCGTTTATCTCCACGCATTGCCCTCCGTTCCCGACCCATGATCCACAGTTGAAGCAATAGGGCGGGATCTCCTCTGGTGCATGCGTGTGGCCGAAGATGACGATCTGCTGATTATCGAAGGCCCACTTTGCTATTGCCTCTTTTACCTTCTTGTGCTTCCTGGGGTTTCTCATGGTAGCTGTGGTCGGATCGTGAAGGCCCACCATCTCAAGGTTTCTCCAAATATTGTGAACGAAGAATTTTCCGAGGGGATAGGCCGTCTCATTGAAGAAATCCCCCTGGTAACCATGAACGAGAAGAATCTGCTTTGAGCTGCCCTCATATTGGAGGACGATGGCTTCCGGAAGCGGAAGTTCTCTATCGTGATTCCCCTTGATTCGTGGCCACGCCTTGATTCGGGTATAGCTCGAAGGGTACATGGCCACGATCTCGTCGGAATGGTCTACTTTCCAGAGGTCCTGCACATCTCCAAGAAAAAACGGCTTATAGCCTCTCCGGACGTAATCGTCAAAGGTGAGATTGAAAAGAACCTCGTTCTTTGCGAAGTCGTCAGCCGGGTCCTTGACCTCCATGTGTAGGTCCGAGAAACAGACGCCCTTGAAATCCTGGGGGATGATCATGGGCTTGGTATTCGCCAGAAGATCCGAGAGCTCTGATTCTGTGCTCATTGCTTTACCTCCGACGCTGGTTTTGCGATCGCAGCTCTTACCGCCTCAACTAATATCGGATCTACGGCCGGCTTCTCTTCCTTCTTCGGTTTTGGCGGCGCTTCCGGTTTGCTCGATAGGGTAAACATCGGGGATTTCTTGACGCTCAGGAAGTCGAAACCTAAGTCTGCGCCTACTGCTCCGAGCACCCCGTTTACGATGACGGGAATATAATCGATCGGAGTCCCTGGTTTGTAAAAATAAAGAAAGGCCGCTACCACGCCTGCCAAGATGTTCGCATAGGGGATAGCCTTCTCTGGAATCGATGCCTTGACGTACTGCGTGATCGCCAATGCCAATGCGCTTATGATTCCCATCGCCGGAACATTTAGAACGCTCATGATGTCCATCTTGTTCTCCTTTCTAAGTTTTATTCGAAGTGATCCTCATCCCAAGAAATTTCTCTGCCTCCGCCCATCTTGATCCATTCATCGTGCCAGTAAGTCCAGCCTTTCTTTGGAGGAGAAACCGCGCCATTCTCAATAAACAGGATATCGAGGGCCCGCCCTGTTTGGTGGCCTGAGATATTTTTGATGCCATCGCAGTTAGTGATAGTGTCTCCGATTTTCCTTCCGTCGGCATCCCTTCCAACCTGCCAATCCGCATGCTGCGCCTGCTGTGATCTATACCAATCGCATCCGACGGGATGCTCGCCCTCGTCGATCATCTGGCGGATAAGTCTCGTAATCTTGTCCGTGTATTCAATCCTGTCCATTTTAAAGCCCTCCTATGTAAAAAGCTGTCATGGCGTCGTCTGCCCTCCTGATCTCTGCGGCGATTCTTCCGAATGCAACCTCCATCGTTAGGCTTCCCCTCCTATATAGGGCAAGGGCAGCTCCCATCGTGACGATCGCATGTCTTATCTCAGAAAACTTCTCAAGATCCTCCTTCTTTAAGATTAGTGCTTTTTCCATGGCCTCACTTTTTAATAGCAGCCTTCGGCTGATCCTGTCTCTTGCTGAATGCCTCAATTCCCTGAAGTCGATTGCCTATGGTCGCGTACTGAATATTGATCTGCTTTTGTATCGCCGCATTGGCATCCTCAAGCCGTGCCATTCTATTCTGATGAGCCCAATACCCGATCGTAGCGATCGTTCCGAATAATGTTACCACGATAGCAAAGACTCCGATTAGGACAGCTGTTGATGGCTTTTTAGAGATCGCATCCCGGATCGCGACAGCACCATCGACCATGTCTTTTCTAATTTCCTCTATCTTTGCGAGGATAGTGTTTTCCTCTTTCTTTATTTCTTCGATGTCCCCTTCCGCAGCCTTGATCTGGGCCTGAATCCCACTGCATAGTTTACATGCGCCACTCATCTTGATTCCCTTCCGCCATGTCTTAGCTCCCTAATCCTAACGCCTCCGATGAAATGTCTAAATTGATACGGCGTGTCGAGAAAATCGATTCTGATCTTTTTCTCTGCGGATGCGGCATGAATGAATTTTCCGTCGCCCAGATAAATCCCAACATGCAGAGGCTTTGCACTTCCGTTAAAAAAAACAAGATCGGCTTCCTGTAGCTCGTTTCTTTCTACGGGCCTGCCCACCTTAAAAAGTCCCTTCGTGCTTCTCGGCAGCGTAACATCGAATGTTCGGTACATCCGATAGACGAACCCGGAGCAATCCATTCCGCCCGCCGTGTTTCCTCCGAAGACGTAAGGCGTCCCCTGGAAAGCCAGACAGACTTTTATGAAACGGATTCTTTCCTCTCGGTCAACCCAATCCTCATAGCCAGTGGCGGCCCCCTTTGTATCTTCCATTTCTTCCCGCGCAGCTACCGTAGAATTTTCCTCTTGTTTGTTCTCTTTCGAATCGAAGGCTCCGTATGCGACAACGATCAGCCAAAAAATCAATATCCCGATTCGAAGAGCTTTCATTCATGATCTCATTTACTCACGGAGATGGTATCCGTTCCGTGTCCGGTATCTGTTTCGGAGCGAGAAGTCGATACCGAGACGCTATCAATACCAGCGCCAGAATCCGATGCCAAGATTACCCGTGACACCGCGACAGCGTCGACACCCGACATCAGGTCCGAAAGCGGACTCTGTACGACGAATGGATAAGCAACCACGTCAGCAAGGCTCTGCACGCCAGATTTCCAGATGTTGAAGCTGCAAAATTTAAAATAGACGACGCTGTGGAGCCAAGCGCTGTCGAATGGCAGCTGCGCAACCAAATTATCTAACCTTATAAATTTCGATCCAGCTGGGTGCTGGGACATTTCTGTCCCCTTTGCCCCGCGTCGAAGATATATAAGGTCATACTTATATGCCGCCGTAAGGGTCGCAGTCTGATAGGAAATAACCTCTAATCCCCCGTCGAGGATCGCACATGCGGTAACTATATTATCGGCATCAAGCTGTGATCCAGAGAGTAGCTCTCCGAAGCTTCTCGATATGTCCACCGAACACGTATGCAAAGTGTCCGGGTCTGAACCTGACGGCAGGGGAGAAGTGAGGACTCCCGCCCTTGGCCTACCGAGGATCGTGCCGGCGTACTGGTACGTCGCATCGTCAGACGAAACATAGATATCGCAACCTCCCCAGATCGGCCCCCCGGTGGCGGCGATCCAAATCTCAGGCTTGGACTGATCCGCCCACAGGGCTTGGGGCGCAAGGAAAATAAGTGGCGGCGGGTCGATGCTTGGAGCGCCGATATTATAATTCGGTACATAGCCCGCAACAGCCTGCCTGCCATAGGAGGAAACATTTCCTATCCCCAAGAGAAATTCTTCGGCGGTAACGGTCAATTTAAAATTCTCGTCCTCTTCAATCTGGGTGATCCTGACCGGAGTTTTGTCCATCCCGAGTCCGGAGTCGGTAAGACTAACCACATCCATTCCTTCTAAAAGGCAGTATTTCCAGCCAAGCTTAAAAGTATAAGTGTTCCTGATATAGGCCTGTCTTTGAAGCATCAATTGGACCAGGATCTGACCCTGCGCTGGATCACAGATGTCATGCATTGTTTTGGTGTCGCCCGGACGCAGGAGATAGTTATCTATTAGCGCCTGCTCCCATGCCTCTGGGACCGCCACGTTATAGTCATTTTGACGGTCAAGACATTCTATTTTGAGATTGTTATTGCACATCGCTGGAGACTTTCTCGTAATTTTTACCGGTTCCTCTTCTCCCTCCACCAAGAAGTCATCATCTCCGAGGTCGTAGCGCGCCGTAACGTCGGGCGTCCATGTAACGCCGTTCCCGATGACCGGGGCATCGGCATAGGGGATTGCCCTCAGCACAGAGCCGTCATGCCAAATAGCGGTTGAGAAGGCCTCATCCAAAAGATTTTGAATTTGATCGGAAGCAGGTTGCTGAGAGGTAAACGCGGGGGAGAGGAGAAAACCCGAGGCCAGACAAAAAATTGCGAAATCAGACAGGTCAAGCAGAGCGGAAGAAAGCCCCATGCCATATCTCGGATCGCTCACTATTGCCTCTATTATGTCCGCTGGATTTGCGTCAAACGCGCTGTGCAGTCCTTCTATTTTGACGCCGTAAATTTCAAATAATGTTTCGGTAAGACCTGGATAGTTATTGTTGGTGTTAAAGAAGGCGATGTGAAGGCCAGCCGTCCCAGCAAGCGTCTCTGTATATGTCTTCTCAAAATAATGCCAGGCCCCGTCGGTAAAAGGAAAAACTTCATCGGGAAACTCGTACTGATAGGCATCGTTGCGCATGCGAACCGACATAGACCCGATGTGTACCTTGTACCAAAAGGATAGCTTATAGCTGACGCCATTTTCGCTGTTTACAATTGCTTGGACGGCTCCTCCCCAGCCAGCGGTATCGTAGATGTAGGCGGCCCATACGTTTCCCGGGCTGCCGTCTGGATTTGGAACCCAGGATTTATTGTAGATGGTAGGATAGTTTCCCACCGGCCAATCGTCCGGGGGATTTCCACGCGCAAAGTTTCCGTTTGAGATTAAATCATATGGCACCGTAATCGGGACGGAAGAAGCCAACAAGCCCGCCACTTCGAAACTGAAGTCTGGCAGGGAATCGGTCTCCCCCGTGGGATAGGCGGCGGATGCGACGTAAGCCAGGCCGGGATAATTCAGCGCTGCATCTGGATGTTGGGCCAATAAGTACGACCATGGCAACTGAGGATAGGTCCCTTTAAATAGGGACATACCGCTTAGGGCACTAAAGGCTGACTTAGATGCCCACTGCCTGATTATTTTCTGTATCGGCCCTTCGCAAAGGCCCATCGCAAAGGCGACCTGATAGACGTAAGATACCTGCACCGAGACGTTTGCTGATCCACCGCCACCCCATCCACCCTTTCCTCCGCCAGGTGTTGTCGTCGTTGTCGAAGTTTCCTGGCGGATTCCCCTGTAATCATCCGTCCAAATGAAATTTCCCGTGATCCTCGTCGTCCCGAAGACCACTGGAATGACCATGCCCTGCGTGCTGGTCTGGATCCGGATAGCGTTATATTTGGGAACCTGTTCTCCGAGTACGTTTCGATTGTAGGTGTACCGGCCTCCGCCTCCACCCATTTATAGCAGCTCCTTATGTCTGAAAATTCTTTTCGGCCAGGCTGAGATCGGCACCTGGCTGGCATCGCCGTAAAGCACGCATCTCTCCGGCGCTGAGGCATGTATGATTATGGGCCAATCGACGATTATCCCTCCGTGACTGTAGATCCTGCCGTGCTTGAAGACAGCCGCATCGCCAGGCAGGTACGGCTCAGTCAGGATCTCATCTCCGAATATTAGGATGATCTCCGTGTACCACTCGTCAGATCGATGGAGCATGAAATCAGGGCCGTAATGTGGAGGATCCACATGAGGGATAAGCCCGAGTTTTTCATATACTGCAAGAATGAGCATTCCGCAGTCCACTCCCGCGCCTTTTACTCTTGCCTCGTGATGCCAAGGCGTTCCAAGCCACGTTTTCGCCTCTTCTATTATTTTGGCTCTCAGCTTTTCTTTATCTGCTGTGCTCACTATACGCCGGCCTCCGGCACCGGGATAAAAGGGAAGCCCCTAAAATTATTTCCGTTTGAAAATTTGAAGATACACGTATTCTGACTATGGTCGCAGCCGGGATAGATCTGAAACGCATCGCTGGCCGCCGGTGCAAAGAGAAGAGGATAAGCGATGTTGATGTTCCCCGCCGAATAGCTTTTTATTGTTCGCATGACATCGACGTTATTTCCCGCCGTGAATCTCACCACGCCTTGATCGAAATAATTGTTGGCTTGAGCGAGGTCCGTTGGAAAACTGATCACCGTGCCGTTTCCCGTTATATTTCCCGAAACTGTGAAGGAGATCCTGTTCGCTGTGCATCCTGCATCGTAAAGCCTCCAGGCGCACTGTGCAGAATAGACCATGCGCGGCCACATCACGGAAAGCAGTTCTGCGATGCTCGCAACTTTGAGCAGAGCCCCGATCCTTCCTATCGGATCAATGTCGGATACATTGCCATTGAATAAGGTTATTGTACCGATGAATCCGTCTGCTGCCCACCATTTGAAGAAGGCTCTTTGAAGGAGGACCGTAGCGCCGTCCAGGGCGCCGTTTCTCAGGGCCGCAAGCCATCCCACTCCACCGATGTTTGCGGTGGTAGGGTAAACAGTCAATTCCAGATCATCCACCTGGAGCCCGAGCCCCTGGCGCATAGGCCCTCTTTTTATTAAGAGGCCATCCGATCTGTACTCGTTTCCGGCGATGACAACGTTGACATCGAGCGAGGTGTAGAGATAGGTTGAATTATCGGCGAGCGTGAAGGTATAGATCTCGGCGAATTTTAAATCAGCGTAATTTTGGAGAGCATCGATAACTTCGTTTGAGGCCGTTTTCATGTCATCCGAGGATCAAGATTTCGTTTCCGTTCCACCACTTGTAATGAGGCCCATCATTGGCACCCGTGATTAGCCACCAATATCCAAGCTGTGTCGCGTTCCAACCCGCTATGCCAAGCGAGGAGTTTGCGGCAGCGTCGGTTGCAAAGGCCCCCTGGTAGAGGTTGTTGGTTTGATTATTGAGTAGCATATTGATCAAAATCGCATTCGGAGGACTCAGGGTCGCATCGGGAAGGTAGGTGTTTCCTTCCTGTCTGACCGACTGGAACGAGACCGATTTCGCCTCCCAGAGATTCCTCATAAATTGGGAAAAGGCCTGATCCCCGCCGCCGGTAGATCCCCCGCCACCTACGTATTCGATGAATCTCACCCTTTGGTAGTAAGCGAAGTTGGCAGTTATCGCTCCGATCGGATTTGAATTAAAAGAGAGCAGTCCGCTTCTGAGGTAGTTGATTGAGTACGAATTGTTCGCCTGCGTGTTCCCATTGACCTTGATGGCGATGGGGACCTGATTGTTGGAGGCCTGGATGTCGTATCTCGGCTCAGCAAATCCGCCGTAGGTGCGGACCATCTGAAACGAATTATTGTTTCCGTCTCCCACTCCGATCAACTGGTCAAGTACGTAGTTATCAGATGGGTCGACGTAGAGGAAGTCCTCCGAGGCTCCGCCCCTCTGAAGGTAGAATCCGGCGAGCGCCTTCAGCTCATTATGGGCCGTATCGTCCCTAAGAATTTCGTAACTCAAGTCGAACTCGTAAAGGGGATAAACGTAGAGAGGGACCCTGCTCTCCCTTCCAGAGGCGGCGATCTGGATCAGGGTAGAGAAAAGCGGCGTCTTTGCCTGGTTCCATTTTAGACCAGGAAGTGAAGGAAAGATTTCGTTCGACATTTCTTCCTCATTTCTCCTCTCCGCTTCCGTAAGAAAATATCATGTTTTATGCCTTTTCATGCCATTTTGAACCATCATAAATTAACTCATATAAAAGTCCATTCGTTAAAGCCTTATCTGCTCCTGTGCTTGTCTGAATGGTTGTATTATTTTTCAAGGTGGTGTTAGAGTCTCCTACTAAAAGATGAAGCACCTGCCCAGTAATCCCATTGGTAAAATTGGTGATGGTCGTGGGATTCGTATTCGCCGTTAGGAGAAAACTGAATCCAGCAACGGAGGGGGTCGCGCTATTGACCGCAAGTGTTTTTATGATGTAATCGGAAGCCTTGAGATGGTCCGATTTTTGGAGATTATTAAAACTCAACGGGATGTCGCCGAGGGCGTTGCTGTTTCCATTCCAATTAAGAGTACTAATTGTGGCATCGTAAAGGTCCACTTCGTTGTTACAAACATTCGGGGAAACGGTAACTATTTTGGCCTGGTAGCTCCCTCCTCCCGCCCCTACCGCTATTGTTGAATCGTC